GAGGACCTCCTACGCAAAGCTGGCTGAGAAGATCACCGAACACGGTGACGGGATCAATCGAATGGTCGGTGATCTCGCTGAACGGCTCCTGATGTGTCCCGCTGAACCTCGAAATGACAGCCCGGGCTGCGAGCCTGGTGGTCTCATCCAGCAGGCGATCACCGTCGCGAAGGGAATGAAGAGGCTCAACGATGGCTTCAACATGGGTACCACGACGGAGTCGATCCTGCTCGTTGGTCTCTTCCACGAGATCGGAAAGATCGGCAACCTTGACGAGCCCTACTTCGTTCCCGAGGAGGAGGGCTGGCGTCGTGAGAAGCTCGGAGCTTTCTACAAGCCCAATGAGCGCCTCTGCCGGATGACGATCCCCGAGCGTTCCCTCTTCCTTCTCAACCATTACGGAGTGAAGCTCACCGAGGAGGAGTTCATGGCGATCCGCGGACCGAGCCGCCCGCCCGACTGGGTCGAGAGCCGGCTCGCCCCGACCGCGGAGCCCACTCTCACAATTCTCCTTCGCTCCGCACGAGATATTCTCGTCAGAAAGGTTGGACCGGAATAATTAAAGGTATGGAAAATCTGGACAGAAAAGCTCTTCGTCTGATGATCATCGAGGCCCTCGATGAGATCGCTTGCGGCACCGATGAGGGCAGTGGATGCATGGACGAGGAGGAGCTCGATGAGTTTTCCGGAGCTGGTGCGGTCGCTGGCTACACGCTTCCGCTTGGTATGCGTCCGTCTGGTCCACGCCGGGATACTGTCAACATCGCCCGTCGGTCCTTCGGCGGACTCGATCGGAAGAAAAAGCGCAGCAGCTGAAAATCAACATACGATAACGTATAATCTCCCTATGTCCTGGCCCGAAAGGCGGGACATCGGGTAACCCCGGGGAGGGGAAGCGAAAGCCGAAACTCCTCGTTTATCAACAACAATCAATCAATCAAGGACATACAAACTATCATGGCAATCGATCTCGACGCAATCCGCCGCAAGCTCGGCGAACTCTCCGGTAAGAACAACAAGCGCGACCAGCAGTGGAGGCCCGAGGAGGGCAAGGAGTACACGGTACGGCTCCTGGCATTCCAGAATAACGATGGTCAGCCCTTCAAGGATCGCTGGTACTACTACGGCGTAGGCAACAGTCCCGGTATCCTCTCCCCGTTCCAGTTCGGTAAGCCCGATCCCATCAAGGAGCTTCGCAGCAAGCTCTACGATGAGGGAAGCGATACAAGCCGCGAGCTGGCGAAGAAGGTCGCTCCGAAGATGCGTACCTTTGCCCCAATCGTCGTTCGTGGTGAGGAGGACAAGGGCGTCCGCATCTGGTCCTTCGGTAAGATGGTCTACCAGGACATCCTGAATCTCATGCTCGATGAGGACTACGGCGACATTACTGATCCGCTCGAGGGTCGTGACATTCGAGTCTCGGTCTCGAAGATGCCCGGTAAGCAGTTCGCCGATACGAAGATCTCCCCCCGCGCGAAGGTTGAGCCCCTCAGTCGCGATTCTGCCCAGGCAAAGAAGTGGATCGACTCGATCCCGGAGGTTGACGAGCCTGTGAACCTGAAGTCCTACGGCGAGATCGAGAAGATTGTCAACGACTGGATCAATGGTGGGGCATCAAGCGACACCGGCACGTCCCGCGGAGGTCCTGCTCCCAAGGTTGAACCAAAGTCCGACAAGCTTGCTGCTTTCGATGACGAAGATGAAGCAAAACCGGCAAAGCGCTCCAGCGGTGGGCCAAAGGCCGCGGCTCGTGATCTCGATGATGCATTCGCTGATCTTGAGAGCAGCGGGTTCTGATCTCTTGATCGGGTAATGTGAGAGCAGGGGAGTTGAATAAACTTCCCTGCTCTTTGCTCTTTCTGTCATCTCGTTCTAGAATATCCAAGGAGTAAAAATGGCAAAGAAGGACACCCAGGCGCCGAAGACGGCCGCCGATGATTTCACCAGCGAGCTCATCTCATCACTCAACAAGGACCACGGATCGCGGATCGCTTACAATCTGTCAGTCGATACCTCGCCAACTCACGTAAAACGCTGGATCTCGAGCGGATCAAAGCAGCTTGATCTTGTTATTTCGAACAGGGCGAACGGCGGTCTACCCGAAGGTCGAATCGTTGAGGTCTTTGGGCCTCCGTCAATCGGAAAGTCCCACATCGCGACCCAAATCGCGCGAGCCACCCAGATAATGGGCGGTATCGTGGTCTACATTGATACAGAAAACGGCACGTCAGTCGAGAATCTAGCAGCTTTGGGAGTTGACGTCAGCAAGCGGTTTGTCTACGTTGATACCCACTGCACCGAGGAGGTGCTGGACATTGCCGAGAAGACAATTCTGCGGGCAAAGGCGATGGCGAAGGACGTCCCGATCACCATCATCTGGGACTCGGTCGCTGCAAGCTCTCCAAAGGCTGAGCTTGAGGGCGCCTACGACAAGGATACGATCGGTCTCCAGGCCCGCGCAATCTCAAAGGGCATGCGAAAGATCACCGGCGTCATCGGTGACCAGAACGTGCTCTTCGTCATCCTCAATCAGATCCGCACGAAGATCGGTGTCATGCACGGCGACCCGACAACAACCCCCGGTGGTATGGCGATCCCGTTCCACGCTTCGGTCCGAATCAAGCTCGGCGCAGGCTCCCACATTGAGAACAAGCAGGGTGAGGCGATCGGTATCAACGTGTGGGCAAAGACGATCAAGAACAAGGTCGCTCCGCCCTTCCGTAAGGTGCACTTCCGAATCATCTTTGGTCAAGGTATCGAGGAGCATGAGGAGACATTCGATGTGCTTCGAGAGCATGGCCCGGACATGATCAACAACCATCAGGTGGCGATCGAAGGCACGGCCGCTTGGAAAACGATGAAGGTGACCAACGAGAAGGGCGAGAATATCATAGAGAAGAAGTTCTACAAGGCTGATTTCGGTGAGATGTGGAAGGATCCACTGTACAAGCCGTGGATCGACGGTCTCCTTGCCAAGTCTCTCATCCGAACCTCGGTGAGCACCGCTGATCTTGACATCGATCCGGAGTCCTACGAGGAGATGCGAGCTCTCAAGGACCAGATGGTCGGCGCTGACATCGATCCGGAGGCCTAATGCTCGGTGGAAGACCCACTCTCCTGGTGGACGGGCTCAATTTTTTTACGCGCCATTTCTGCGCAAATCCCACGTTGGGGGCAAATGGGCAGGCTGTCGGTGGGATTGTGGGTTTTCTGAACGAGCTTGGGCAGAAATGTGAGTTTCTGAGCCCGCGGCGGGTCATTGTTGTCTGGGAGGGTGGAGGCTCTCCCAGACGACGGGCTCTCTTTGCGGAATATAAGATGAAGCGGAAGCCGCAGAAGCTCAACAGGTACTACGAGGGAGAGATTCCCGATACCGTGGGCAACCGAAACTGGCAGGTTGCGACGCTTGTCCAGATACTGCGGCTTCTTCCTGTCCAGCAGAGCTACGTGACCGACTGCGAGGCTGACGATGTCATCGCGTATGTTGCCCGCTACCGTCTAAAGGACGATCCATGCGTCATCATGTCATCCGACAAGGATTACTACCAGCTTCTCGACGATCGTGTCAGGATCTGGAGCCCAACTTCAAAGTCTTTCGTCAATGAACCTGACGTTCTGGCTCGCTTTGGGTGCACTGCCAGGAACTTTGTATCAACCCGATGCTTCGTTGGCGATGGTGCGGACGGGATCCCGGGTATTGACGGAGCTGGGTGGAAGACCATGGCTAAGCGCTTCCCGGAGGTCGCTGGAGAGGCTTTGTTAGGTACGGATGACATTATCAACATGGCGGCTGAGCGAGCCACCCAGAAGGGTCCGCAGTTGTTCCGAAGCATAGTCGAGGGAGCGGCGGAAGCGCGGCTTAACTGGCAGCTTATGAACCTTGATGTCTCCTCTCTGTCAGGAAACCAGGTCGGGAAAATTGACTCCGGGCTCGAAACATTCAAGCCAGAAGCCAATAAGATGGATTACCTCAGGCTGCTCGTCAAGTCCGGAATCAACAATTTCGATCGAGAGCGAGCTTTCTTCCAACTGACAAGTCACCTTCTTCATACTTAAGGACACTCATGCTCTCCAACGAGATTAACGCCGGCGAGGCCCTGTTTCGCCAATACGGGAAGCAGTTCCAAGAAAAGATTTTTCAGAGTCTACTGACAGACCGCATCTGGGCAGCCCAGATGGTTGAAGTCATGAAGCCTGATTACTTCGATCTGAAGTACCTCGCGTTCCTGACCGACCGCTATTTCAAGCACTACGAGAAGTACAAGTGC